CTCCTTTTCTTTTCGTTCAGATTCGAGTAATTCCATCGAAACATCGTAAAAATCACGGGCCGCACTTAATCTCGTGTCGTAAGAGTTTAGCTCGCCATCTAAGGATTCACGAAGCATCGCATCTGTGATCTCTTTTAGCCGTTGCTGGTTTTGCGCCCTCTGCTCATCGTAGTAGTTCGATTTAACGACCATTTCTTTTCGTGCCGTTGGCTCTTTCTCCATTTCCTTACGAAAACGGCTTAATTCTGTGGTCATTCTCCGCGTTTGATTAACAAACTGCCCTTCTAAACCGATATAATCGGCCGTTTGTTTCTGTAAGGCTTGGAATGCAGTTTCATTATTCTCATAGAACAGGTTGAAAGCCTTGTCTTTTTCGCGGGCGGCTTCCAGCTCCTGATCACTATAAGATAGAAACCGCTCTAACTCGGCACGTTTTTGCTCGTCTGTAAGCTTGGAATTATTTATTTTCGCGGCAAGGTTAGCCTTTTCGGCCTCTAAGCGCTGTTCGGCAAAGCCTTTTTCTATCTCGAATACTTGACGTTCTAATTGTAACGCTTTAGTAAGTGCCTGAACACGCTCTTCATATGTCCGTGTCTGGTCTTTACTCACCTCGCGAAGGTCGGCAATTTCATTCTTTAACTTAGCAACACGAATTAAAGAAGCAGCCTCGGCATCACCTATTCTGTCCATCTGCTGCTCGTATTCCCATCCGGCACGGGCGGCATCACGTATTGCATCACCAACACCACCAAACGCATCTTGTGCGTTCTCTTTAAAGCCCTGAAAATCAAACTTAGCTAAAGAGATAAGAGACTTAGCAAGCGAAGCTACACGGTCAATGACCACTTCAACGACATTTTTTATCGCCTTTAATGCACCCGTAAAAACAGTAGCACCAGTATCGGTACTCTTAAAGGCTGCCGTGAGGGCGGACAAAGCACCAACAATAGCTGTAATTACTAAGGCAACAGGGTTAAGGAGTAATCCCTTTAGGGCATTGCCGAACATCTTAACCGAACCCACAGCCCTACCCATCGGGCCAGGAACAGCACCAATGGCATCCGTATAACGACCCACCTTTAAGGTGTGATCCTGTACCGCTTCGCCAGAGGCAATAAGTTCTTCCTTTATCTTCCTTGTTTGTGCTGTTAGTTCTATGCCACGAGCGGAGTTTTTTCGCTGCTCGGCACTCATCTTGTTTAGCTCTATTCTGTTTAGACGATACTGTGCAGATAGTTGATTTACGCTGCCAGCCTCCGAGTTGAGGACTTGCGCCTGAAGCTTGCTTATCTTTTGAGCCTCACGCTTGGCTGCTTTCTCCTCATCGGTAAGCTTGTTGCCTTTCTTTTGCTCAGTATTGGTTTTCTCTTTAGCCTGGCGTAGTTTTTCCTCTTGCTGCTGGGTCTTTATACGTTCTTGGTTGAGCTTTTCCTCAGCCTGCTGTGTCTTTAGTATTGCTTGCTTTGCCTTTTCCTGCATATCAATCAGCTTCTTTTCTTCAGCTGTGAACTTTCCCATACTGGCAGAAAGTTTCTCAAAATTAGCCGAGCCGAGTGTTTTTTCAACCTCTGAGAGCATAAGTTTCAGTTTTTCGAGTTGCTCGAAAGCCTGCTTACTTACTACGTTGTCTATTATGGACTGATTCATATTCTTCTCTTGCTAAATTCTCTACCTGTATGTACTCTGAGAGCATCATTGACCTGTCAACCACGTACCCGTTTTTGCGAAGAACAACGATAGAACGCTCGAAGTCAGCCCGGGTTATGCTATCCTCTGTCTTTTTCTTCTTTAGCTCGTTAATCTCCTGTTCCATTCCCTTGAGAACGGACACGCATTTGGCTATGGCTTTCTTTCTGTCATCTTTTTTCGTGATGATAAGGCTCTTTCTTAGTACAGAGCGTGCCACCTCACTATCCTTGTACCTTAATATCGTGTAACAGGAAAAAATTATAGTATGCCGCTCTATTAACCTATTCAATCTCTCCCGCTTGTTCTTCGATACCTTGACATCGGGGTTTGTCGTTAACTCGGTGTATTGGTCTATTAAATGAGCGTAGGCTTCAACTAATTTGCGCCTCGGAATAGGCAGGTTCACTTTCTTAAGTACGTGCAACTTCTTATCGCAAACCAGCGTAATATAGTCGGCAAGCGTGATCGTATATACGTCTTTAAGAAAAATGCTCATTGAAACGTTGCTTTAGTTTAGTGTAAACAAGTTTGCTTATCTCTTCCAAAGAATCATCGGCAAGCAGAAGAACCTCATCGCCATATCTTGCTATTAACTCATCCCGCTTCCAGTCTTTTGCGTCAATCTCAACAGAACCCTTGTAAGCTGTTGCAAAGATAGATTCCCAAAAATCCCCCGTGTCAATCAACGATATGCGATCACCTAAGAGAATTGTTCCTTTTTCTCGCTTTATAATCTTTGTCGTTTCCTTATAAAGAGGCAGTAGTGTTCCATCACCTCGCCTGCCCTCGGCCAGTTGTCGCTCTATAAGCTCAACGACTTGTTTTTCATTCTCATTGATTATCTCCTCAATCTCCGTCAGAAGGTTGAACGTCTTCAACTTGTTTAGGTATTCGCTTATATTCATTACGTGCCTCCCATACTTCTTCCCTCTGCTCCTCTGTCAAATGTGCGAAGTCCCGCCAAAACTTCGTCTTTGTAACACGTTTAAGGTAAGTGAGAGAAAAGCTCCCCCACTTACCTACTTTAAGAGTTTCCATTAAGACCCAGGAACAGTAACTTTCAAGACGTTACTTTCGTAACCTCCCGTTGTCTTCGAACCAATCGGATTGGTGAGTTCTATCAAATCAGCAGGGGCGGCAAGGCTGACAAGATAGGTAGCACCGGCAGACAGAGTGGCAGCAATAGAGGCGGTGCTTCCAGATACCGTTACACCCGAAGGGGTTATAGCAGCACCATCGGCTTGAGCTTTTACAACCCAAGCGCCGACCTCGGCCAACTCGGTAGCATAAAGAGCCACGAAGTCAACAAAGTTAGCGGGAAGAATACCAGTAACATCAATCTTCGTGGTAATAGCTGTACCCGAAAGAACAACATCGTGAATACCGTGAATGTAATCACCCAAAACGTAATCCGAAGAGAACGGATAAACGAACAACTTGGCATCGTTCATTATAGCGTCTTCTTCGTCAAGGATGATACTCAGGTTTTGTGTCATCACGGTAGCATCAACGGCAGGCATAGTCTGGTTTACGATAATCTGCCCGGGCATACCTTTGAATCCTGTTGAATACTTCCGAGCAAACAACTTACCATTGCCATCAATGAAGGCAAACGACAGCCCTTTGTTGTTGTTGAATTTAAAGAGCTGTTGGAACAAGTGCAGCCCATTATTGTCAATCCTCATCTGGAAGTTGTGCTTCCCGAATATCACACCCATAAGGTTACCATAACCCGCCGTGTCCTGCGTGGGTTCTGCGGTATTATTGGTCATCATCACCACCCTGTCCATAAGGGGATACAACCGCCCCGACTTATCGGCAACGGTGGCAGCCTGAAGGGCGGCAATCAAATCGGCATCCGAAGCAATATCGTCTGCGTCAAAGGCCAGCGAGCGGGGCATAATAAGAATGGATTTTATCCTTTCTATATCTATGCCGCAATTCTCCCAGCCTGTGTTTCCGCTTTTAACGGAACATAAATCTGCATTACTAATCATAGCATTTTTTGTATAATCTGATTTTTAAATTGTTTATTTCTATCGCATCCACATAATCGGAAAACTTGTTAGCCTCACCACCGTACAACCCTTGCCGACCATAAAAATAATGGTCTTTCCTCGAACCTTGACTAATCAGCGAAAACTCCCTGCTCACCTTACACCCGTCAATAAAAAGGTCATACAGTAAGTTAAGAACAGGGCGGAAGCTGTACTCATCTCTTTGCGTTGTCTTCCAGTTCGGCTTAGAGAGTGTGGCAATAACGATCTCCCCAAATTCAACAATATCATCCTTTCTATCTATCCGCATAGAGTTGACATAAAGGAATGGATAACGTTTCTGCGCCTGACCCTGAGAGACGGAACATAGCTCGTCTATCCATTCCTGAGGGGTGGAATATTTATACTTCAGCGTGAAAGTGTTCTGTTCAAAAGGAAGGCTAAGGTTCTTATCGCCATCGGTGGATAAGAGCTTATACTCATCCGAAGCAAGGCAGAAAAGCTGCTTATACTTTCTCTCTGCATATTGAACAGGTTCTTTAACACGGTCTTGTATCATAATCCTATCATCGCAAAAGGTGAATCCTTATAAGGGAAGAACAAATAATCAGGAAGCAATAGATCGGTTTCTAAGTCGCTACGGTGATCATAAAGATAATCCAATACACCATCGTAACGCTCTAAAAAAAGAATCATATCGTTCCATACCTCTGTCAGTCGCCTCCGATTGTCGATACCTTGATTCTCGACTTTATTATACGCAACACCTGCCCCTGTGTTCGGATTGGTGAGCTGCGGATAATATTTAAAAAACACATAATTCGCTATCGGGGATATCTTCAAATCAGAATCTACAAGCCTCACGATAAGGTCATCCCATTTGCCGTCTTCATTCTTTAAGAAATCAGCATAAAGATCACCAACCAATAAGCGCATAAACTCAGCCTGATAGATTTCTATCGCCCTGTTCAGAGCGGTGAGGTTCGACGTGTCAGTAACACCCCCCACCTCTGTCGTCTGGTTAGGAACATCTAATATCCCAACGAAGTATGTATTGTCGATCATTTTAAGAATTGGAATTTTGTGGTCACACCACATTTACCATCGGCAACGGTAGCTTTTACATTATAGTACCTATACGCCTGCTTTGTGACTTCCTGTGAAAAAACAAAACTTGTATCGGCAGTTCCAGCCCAAGTAACGGTGTCGATATTAGTATAACTCTGATGATCGAAGTCCTTACCTTGTAAGAGGAATGTAACACTCGGGGCAGATATACTGTCACAAATAACGGCAATATTGTAATACAACATCTCGGCTTTGTTGACAAATATTTCAAAGTTCTCAACATCGGCACTATCCAAAGAAGCACTTAAAGAAGCTCCATAGGCATTGCCCAAACTCTTCTGCGCACTCATAGCAAAGCTAACAGCGCAAATTACTAAGAATACTATTAACTTTTTCATTATTTACCTCCAGCTAAAACAGATTCAGTAATGTCAGCAAGAGCGGTGGCAATAGAAGCAACCTTTACAAAGGCTTTCTTGTCCACATCATTTACTCTAAGGTTTTCTCTCAAGTAGGCGATAATGGTCGTAAGACCAGTCTTTTTGTCGTCTTCAATCTGAGCAATCTCTATTACAAGGTCATCCCAAATGTAGAGAGTGGCACGGTTGAAGTCACCAACTAAGAGAGTATCGGAAGGTGCAAGAGCATTTTCTACGGCTTGCATATTCCCAATAGTAGGATTAGCACCCAAAGCCCAAGATTCAAACAGATACCTGTTATTAGCATCTTTTCTGGAGCGGATATACTTCTGTACATCGGCAGGATTGGCCACCCAGTAGTTTGGCAGCGCACCACCCAACATATCAACGGCTATCTGAACGCCTGCCTGATTGATGAGGTCTACCAACTGAGCATCCTTAACGCTTACTCCTGTGGTAACAAAATCTGTTGCGTAGGTATTGATACCTGCGATTTCATTACCTGTGCCAAGACCTAAAAGCAGCTGTGAGTTTTCTTTGATCTTCATATTCTTGTTAATCAAAGCGGTGATCTCACCCCTTACAAAGGCGATATCTTTCAATGAATCAACAGAAATTTTGCACCAGTCCATAATCCTGCGGCTGTTCAGCGTTTTCTCTACCCAGGTCAGGTTGGAAGCGGTGGGCGCGGTGCGTACTTCGGCAACATTACCAGCGTTGTTCGTTACAGCAAGTTGTTCGTACCACTTAACATCCCCGTGAGTTCCACCCGAGAGAAATACTTTAGGAAACAAATCCCGCATATAGGGCATACCCCTTTGAATCTGACCAACATTCTGATCACGGAAAGCGTTAGTATCACTACCCACATTAGAGGATTGAACGGTCTTCAACGAAGTGTTGATTCTTATCTTTCCCTCGCCCTCAGCTTTAACCATAGCCTCAAACTCGCTGGATTTATCTTTCAGCAAGTCCTCAAAAGATTTACTCTTTCCTGCGCTCTGGTTTTTCATCGAGCTGAGTACCTCGCCCTGTTTCTTCACAGCCTCGGAAAGGTCTTTGATGCCTTTCTCTACTGCGTCGCCAAAATTGCCCTCAATCTCACTGCGGAAATTCTTAAACGCAGTATCAAGGGACTTCTCGTCAATGAAGTTAGGAAGGCTCTTTTTAAAGCTATCCAACTGTTCACTGATAACATTTTTTAATTCGTCTTTGTCCATAGTTGTTTTAATTGATTACTAAAAATTGTTTTAAATTCGCTTTTGTCGATAGTGCTTTTGCGGCTATCCTCATGAGTGGTTTTACCCGGCTCGATTATTCCTGTAAGATCATTGCTTCCCCAAAGTACGGCAGATAGCTCGTAGAGCTTGAACTCCGAAACGTAAAAGAAAAACCCGTATCTGTCGGCAACATCTTTATTTATTATCTCGTCATAGTGCGCTTGCCACGTCTTATAACCCTGTGCATTCGTCGGATCATCAACGGCAAGGTCAATCTTTACATACTGAAGACCGATAGAGTGTTGCTTGACAAAACCCTTTTTGTACAGGCCGTAAGTCTTAGCATCCAGCTCCTCGTCAGGCTCTCCTACAATAGTCAGCACGTCAGCCATACCCTCTGCGTCATACCCCAACGAAGACAATGGAAACTGCTTATAGTATGCATCCTTTAACCTACCTATGATGCTGTCCGTTGTTCGTGCGTGGTTCTTTAGGAAATAGATCGTTCCACGTTTCAGGTTTTCATTGATAGACTTCGTGGCAGCACCTGGTGCAAGCGCATCCATCTGGTCGTCAATATACATACAAGTATTGGCGGCTATCTCATACGCCCCCTCTTCGCCTGCGGCTTTGTCTGCCCCCTCGCTCTTTATTAGCATCGGGTTAGAAACAACACAATCGGCTGTTTTTATGGATGCTTTCTTTAGCGTTATCAACGCCTTAGAGTTCTTCTTTAGGTATTCAAACCTATCCTCTCTGCTGAGTTCGAGTATGTTCATTTCTTTACCATTTTGCCCTTTAGGGATTCTTTTATCTTTATGGCCTCGGCCAATTTTTCCTTATCCATTTTAATTTGTATAATCGGTTAATAAATTCTTCGCCTCATCAAGGCTCATAAGGTTAGCACTTACAGCATCATTCAACGCTTTTACCATAGCACCTAAGGCATCGGCTTTGTCTTTCTCTGACTTCTGCATACATTCCAACATCGAGTAATCGAAGTAAAACTTATATCCTTTCGTTGAGGTGTTGAAAAGTCCGTCTAACATCTCGCTTATAACTTGCGATTCAGGTATGATCGTATCTTCGTATAGCTCTTTCTTTGCCTCTCCGTAGGTTGAGTACTTCGCCGTGTCGGGCATCGAGAGCAGAGGCACAGGAACGCCAAAAGCCGAAGCAATAGCTCTATGATCGGCATTCTCACCATCGAACAATCCCAACTGATGAACAGAACGACCTATGTTTACCGCGTCCATGGGAACACGGGCAATCATCGTATGCCACTGCTCCCCTAACGTTCCATATCTTGCGAACTCATCCTGTAAGGCTTTCTTCTCTGCGGGGGTCATAACGGACATTATGGCCGCTGTATCGCCATTCTTTGGGCTTATAATAACCTCAGCCCCCCTGCGCACAATGATAGTGTTCCTTGATTCCAAAGAGGCAACAATATTCTTTATTGGGTATTCTAAAGCGTCTAACCGTGACTTTGGTTGGTAGGCATTCATTGTATTTACAGTCGAATCCCTAACCTCGGTAATAAGGTTTACATCCTCATCCTTTAGAACAAAAGACATCCCGTATAGGTTCAATGTATAACTGTCCACAATACCGCTCTGATTATCTAAGATATTAACAGAGGTCTTGTAAGAGGGTGTAATGCACATATTCGGAATAACCACAAACCCGCTTGCCTCTTTGAATCCTACTGGTTTGATCTTGTAAATGTACGCTACTCCATAGATGCAGATCATCGTTTCGATCATTCCCAAAAATTGCGTCAGGTTCTGAAACTGATTTGGGCGGCTGAGTATCTTCATATCCTTGTTAAAGGCCGAAGACGCGATAACCTGATCTTTATCGTCAACAGGGAGTATCACCCCCCTTGTCAGAGCATTTGCCCGCTTCTGTATCACGCCCTGAATAGGTGGACAATATCGGTACGAGTTAGTTTGAAAAGTAACACCGTCTCCTGTTATGTATCTCGCTGTGTTTGAATACAGCGCATAAACGGGGCTTGCGTATGTCTGAGCATCTATAATCCTGCTCTTCTTGAATAACTTACTTATAATGCTCATCTTAATTCCTGTTCATATTGAATACTCATACCCGCCGCATCCCAAAAGTGATCAAAACCATTTTTAAGCGGCTCGTTCAGTTCAATGCCGTTCACTTTCTGATAGAAGTAATTTTCTTGCTCTTTGCGTATGTGCTCACGGTTGACTAAGTGAATAGAATAACGCTTGATTAAATCTATGCGCCACGTCACACACCCTGCGAACTTCTTACAGTCTAAGAACACGACGTTAAGCCCATCCCTCGAAGCCCAGCCATTAAGGTCAACTTTGTTCTGAGGCTTTGCTGAATCGCATATGACAACCCATTGCCCGGGCCGCTCATTCTTCTTTGTCTCGTAATGCTTCTTGAAGATAGTGTAAAAGTCCTCCAAGCTGTTCAGGTTTTTTACGTATATCGGGCAGTCGAAATAAAGATTCCTACCTTTTCTGCAGCACTCAGAAAACGCATATGTTCCTACCGTGTTGGCGTAGTCAAGCCCGTACCAGTATTTCTCCACGTCTTTGGGTAGCTCAGAAATATAGGTAACATCCGGGAATACAAGCCCCTCCATTGCGCATCGTACCCCCTGACCATACACCAACCACCGGAAGCGGTTTACTGTCCCTGATTGGATGTTCTTCAGATTCGGTCGGCGTTCCGGCTCTGGTTTTTCTAAGTCTTCAAATTCCCAGGGGCACCAGCTTTCAATGTCGTTAATTATAGTCTGCTCTAAGTGCTTGTTGTTCTTGTACGTTGTAAGGGTGAAGAACGTGTTCGGCCTGCCCTCCATCTCGAAACACCAATGAGCCGTGTACTTGGGGTTCCAGTCAAAGACGGCCATCTGCCGGCAACGCATAAGAACGTTCTGAACAGGTTCTTCATCCATCTCCAGACTTTCATTAAAAAAACAAATGTCTGAGGGCTGGGCCTCAATACCCGAGTCTAACCCTCTAAAGTAAACAGGATTTCCGAACAAGTCGTATTGCGGTTTTTGCCCGTAACCGACTAAAAGATCAGGATTATAAATCCCGATCACCTTTAGGCATTTCACAAATTCTCTTAACGTATAGTCCCTGCAGTTCGTTAGCGTGTCGCGGTAGATGTATATCTCCAGATTCTTTTGCCTGTTCTGATCGCAGATTGCAACTAAGAAGTGAAAGAAGTCCCACGTCTTCCCCGACCTTGTCGATCCCTCATTGCATATCGTCAGCCGCTGCCGCTCCGATTTCGGAACTAAAACAAAATGCTGCTCGTAAAGCTTGCACATTGTCCAAAAAAGTGGCGACGGGTCAAAGTTCATATGTTAATTTTAGACTGTCCGAAACTGTTAATACTCTTAATTCTTTTAACCTTAATAGCCATTTTTGCGGGGAAACACTTTTGCCGAAGCGACGAGATGTTAAATACCCCGCAAATTGACGAGTGTGCCGTTATATTCTAAGTTAATCTTCTGCTCCTTTAGCTCAGCTCGTAATTCTTTCTTATCCGCTAAACCAAGTTTGCGACTTACCAAATTGCTGTCATACGCCCCAACATAGCCGTATTCAATGTTCTGTTGAAAGATTCGATTCCTTGCACGTGCTGTAATTTCGAAGTACTCTTCGTAACCTTCTTTCTCCAAATAATTATAAAATGTTTGTGGATGAATATTAGCGTAATTACAAAGCCCCTCGATCAGGTAAGGGCGTGCGGCTGGTATTCTTATAATCTCTCCTGCTCTGTCTCCTGACTTTAGTGCTTCATTCTTGTAAAGTGGGTTATTGTCGCAATAATTAAAATATTCTTCGATTATATCTGACCATTGCTGAGGTGTGAACTTCTTCTCTGTTCCTTTATTCCCTACTGCAAACTTATTTCCTTTTGGTGCTGGCATAGTGGTAGTTTATTTGCGCAAATTGCCAAAAAATCGTTTATCTTCGATTCCTGAG